CGTCCTTAACGCTGCCTTCCGTCGCCTCTTGGATGATGTTGCAATGACTGGCAACCAGTTGGAAATAAACGTTGACAGGCTTGATGACAGGTCTGTCAATAACGCCAACAAGATAAGGCCTTGGAAGATATGGTACAGAAGTGGTGGAGATGAATCATACAACGCAATACACGTACATAAAGTACCGAGTATAGGCACTGAGCTTATACAGATCATAACAATGGTAAGGAATTTTATCGACGATGAAACAAGTCTTCCGTCTTTGATATCAGGCAGCCCAACTCAGGAAAGCGCACCGGGTTCGGAAACAGCAAGCGGTATGTCTATGCTAATGGGAGCGGCTCAGGTAGTTATTAAATCCGTAGTGAAAAACATTGATGATTTCCTAGTAAGGCCATTGATTAAAACGTATTACAGCTTTAATATGGAATGGAGCGAAGACGATAAGATTAAAGGCGATATGAAAATTAACGCTTTGGGTTCGAACATATTAGTAGCGAGGGAAATCCAGAGCAGAAACATGACGGAGTTTTTAAGCATAACCGCAAATGAATTTGATATGCCGCTTATAAAACGTCCGGGCATACTCCGTAAGATAGCCAAGAATATGGGCTTAGACGAAGAAGACATTAAGACAGACAGGGAAATAAAGAGAGAGTTAAACACGCCAGACCCGCAGGAGGAAAGACTGAAAGAGCTGGCAGTAGAAAAAGTAGAACTTGAAAACTCAGAACTAAGAGCCAAAATAGATGTTTTGAATAGTGAAGAAAATAAAAATAATTCCAAAATAGAATACGACAAAGAGTTCCTCCGTCAGAGAAGGATAGCGTTATCAGAAGACATCAAAGAAACACGCAAGGTTAATCGTGAGAAGCACGAAGTAGACATGGTAAACGCAAAGAAGAAAAAAGCAGAGGAAGGGGGAAACAAGGCAGTCAAGGCAAAACCAGTTAAAATTTTAAATAAATAGGAGGTAGGGATGGGCAAGCATCTTGAAGAAGAAGAAGCAAGGGCTGTTCTCATGTTGAGCACTGACCCGAATTGGCAAATCTACAAAGCGTATATTCAGAGGAAGTATATAGTAGCCCGGAACAACTGCGAGACGACAAATCGAGATCACAGGTTCTTTCAGGGCGGTGCTTTAGAACTCAAGGAAATGGCAACCATTGAGACAAAAGCGGCAAACATTTTAGGCGGAGTTTGAAAGAGAGGGCGTAAATGGCAAAAAAAACCGAAGAAGTAATTCCTATGATTGACACAGTAAATAAGGATATAGCTGAGTTTGCAAAGGCAGAAGATAACGCCGCAAATAAGTTATTTTATGAAGGCCAAGGCTTGCAAGAAGATGGCAAAACACCGATTGGAGAGGAAGCTCCTAAAGGGGAACCTAAGAAAGAGGAACCAGCTAAAGAGGAACCTGAGAAAGAAGGCCTTCCTAAAGAGGAAGCTCCTAAAGGGGAACCTAAGAAAGAGGACGAAGACTTAACAAAAGACCTTACAGTTGAAAATGCGGACAAGCGTATAAGTGCGGCTCAGAGAAAGATGCACGACAGTAATAAAAGCGCCAAGGATGCCGTAGATGAACTGAATCGTATACAGAAGGAAAACGAAAACCTTAAACTGTTAGTAGATAAGAAGGCAACGGAAGAACCAACGGCGGGCAAGAAAGAAGATCAGGAACCAGAAGCAGCTCCCCAGACAGATACGGAGATGGACGCTGACCTTGAGAATTTAAGGAAAGAATATCCTGAAATTGCAGAGCCGATGATAAAGATGATGCAGAAGCAAAATGCTCAGAATGTCGAGTTACAGAACAGGCTTAGTAAGCAGGAGGAAAGAGAAACCAAAAGAGAAGAAGAAGCAAAGGTAAGCAAAGAAAACTCCCATTACAACGCCATTGAAGACGCCCATCCGGATTTCAATGAAATATCCCAAGAGCCATTATTGGATGAATGGATTTCCGGGCTCGATTCAATGGAGCGAATTGGGGCGGAAGCCATTAGAAACAACGGCAAAACAAAAGATGTGATATCGTTATTAACAAGATTTAAGAAGGCTAATGGCTACAAGCTTCCCGGTGGTGCCGAAGGGCAAAGTACTAAGCCCACCGACTCGAAACTTGAAAAAGCTAAGAAGCTACAAACCCCTCAGTTTAATAAGTCTAAAGAAGTAAACACAGACGATAACCCTGTGATGTTCACACAGGAGCAGATGCACAAATGGACTGAGAAGGAATGGGCTGAAAACGAAGAAGCTGTAAATGAAGCAATGCGGAATAGACAAGTCCGCTAAGTAGTAGTATGATTTAGAGATAAGAGGCCGTGAATACCTTGCTTAGGCAAGCCATGATTCCCGAATTGATCTAAAGCGAAAATTAATATATTTTTCTAACTTAAGATTAAGGAGGGCTTAGTTATGCCTAGGAATGTTCCAGTAGCAGCCGGATATAATAACTTACCTAACGGTTATTTTATACCGGAAGTTTGGAGTAGAAAGCTCCAAGCCAAATTTTATGCGACCACAGTATTTGGCGCAATAAGCAACAACGATTGGGAGGGTGAAATCCAAGGACAAGGTTCCAAGGTTATCATCCGTAAAAGGCCTACCATCGTGGTAAGTGATTATCAGGTTGGTGGAACCATTAACTATCAGGATTTAACAGACGAAAAGCTGGAACTCTTGATAGATAAAGCGAAAGTCTATGCGTTTAAGCTCGACGATATTGATAAGGCTCAAACAGATATCAATGTTATCGACGAAACTACTTTGGATGCCGCAGAGCAGACCAAAATTACAATCGACATAGATGTGCTTGCAAATATCTACACAGATGCAACGAGCTCTTTATCCTCTACAGTAGTCACAAAGACTAATGTATTGGAATGGATTGTTGATGCAGGCACAGAGCTTGACCAGCTTAATGTTCCCGTCGAAGGCAGATGGTTAGTAATTACGCCTTGGATTGCAGGAATGATTAAGAAGGGTGATTTGAAAGACGCTTCTCTTGCAGGTGACTTGACCTCGGTTATCAGAAATGGTAGACTTGGCATGATAGATAGGTTTATGATCTATGTATCTAACAACATAGCACTTACGGGCGTCGCTGCAACTGGTACTTTCCATTGCTTGGCAGGTACGAGGGATTTCGTCTGTTTCGCTTCTCAGTTCGTTAAGACTGAAACGATCAGATTGCAGGATACATTCGGTGACGCTATCCGTGGATTGAACGTGTATGGTTACAAGGTAACGCACGAAGATTCAGGTGTTTACATGCCAGCGAAAAAAGCGTAAGCTTGACTTATTTTATTCTTTACTATATAATCTATGTCCTGCCTCCATTAAAAAGCTTGGGGGCAGGGCAGTATTTCTAACAGGAGGTTTAATAATGGCTAATATAGATTTAACCCTTGGTGGTACTACTGGTATCTCTGAGACTGCGGCCAGAAAGCAGTATGTGTTTAAAAACACAATCGACTTTTCTATTTCTGGAAACGAGTTGGTGTCTACGGATATAGGGCGTATGCTTAATATCCCGGCTGGTTTCTTCATGCACACCTTCGGAGTGCGTCTGGACACTGTTCAGGGTGCGACGGCAACTTGCGTATTTGGTGATGGAGCTACGGCAGATGGTTGGATAGACACATCATATGACCTTGACGGTACAGCTCTCGATACCAGCTTCACCCTTGTCTCAGATGCTTACGGTGCTTTGGGCGGTAAGCTGTATCACGTTGCAGACACCATTGACATAGACCCCGGACATACGGTAGATACTGCAATAATTACCGTATTTGCGGCTGGATTCATGGTATAGTAAGTAGTAATAAAGAATTGTTTTTCTTAGCCAGTCTCGATAGTGTATGGGACTGGCTAAGTAACCTTAAGATCATGGAGATTTTGCATGTCTAATATAAACCTAACTCAAACCAACACAACTGGCGTTGTAGACGGCTCGACTGGAAGGGAAATTGTATTTATAAACACAATTGACTTTTCCGTTGCCGCCAATAGCTTGATCTCTACTGATATTGGCCAGATGATTCTTCTCCCGGCTAAGTTCTGGATGACTACATTCGGTATCAGGCTTGACGTTGCTCAGGGTGCAACTTGCACTGCGGTATTTGGTGATGGAGCTGGTGCCAACGACTGGCTTGCAACTGCCGTTGACCTTAACGGTACACCCGGTGCTTTCTTCCAGTCTGGTAAGATTCAGGCCGCCGCAACACCCGACACTTTCCTTGATTTGTACCATCCGGGAAAGTATTATCCTGATGTTGATACAATCGACATCGACCCGGCTCATACCGTAGATGCCGCACAGATAACCGTGTTCGCAAAAGGTTTTATGCTAGGGTAAATTCTGGGGAGCAAACAAGGGGTGGTCATAGAATTTTGCCCACCCCTTGCCCCTTCTTTTTAATCTTTTCATGGAGGCATAAATGCAGACAGAAGCAGAGAAGCGTTTAACAAATCGTAATATCCCTGGAACAAAGGACTTAACTGGTTCCCAGAACCACCCGGAACCAGTGGAACCGGTTGACCAAGACGAAGGCACTGTTGAAGATATAGTCAACGACCACCGGCTTTCTACGGCAGGCGGCGACGTAGACCCCTACGAAGGCGAGAAGGAAGATATCTCGGAAGAAGTAGAAATAACACATCTCAGGCACCCAAAAACCGGTATTGTATTCCCGGTAAATGATGCGATAATCAAACAGAAGCATCTCAGGCCTTGTGATGAAAAAGGCAAGCTCGTACATGATAGCAGAATATTCAACAGGTTTAATTAATTTTATATTTTCAAATTGGAGGTTGTAAATGGCAAAAAGCGAGTTCGAAATGAAAGAAGGAAAAAAGCCGGAGTTAGAGGCCGTAGTAGCCGAAGACGTAGAAAAGATAGGCAAGCTTAATAAAGACGCATTGGCCGCATTTGCAAAAAAGAAATTTGGCTACTCTTTGAATTGCTTAAAACATATAGGCATACTCCGTGGTGAGCTTATAATGAAGGCACAAGTAGCACTCGGAGAAATAGCGTCAGATGAATACTGTGACGAAGAAACTCGACTGGCAATTGAGAAAGTCATTCCTCGCTATCTAAAGCACCCTAAAAACGGCAGGATAAACCCGTCAACGCCACAGCTTTTAAAAAGGGGTGACTTAATACCCTGCACCCAGGACGGGACGCCACTGCGTTCACATGAGTATTATATCCCAAACGATAAACCCGCTAATAACCCCAATAGCAATAATGAAATGGAACGGGTTGCGGCTGGAATGGAAAGGCAAATAGCTAGATGACCAAAATTATAGATTGGAGACAACCGGTATTATCCGAGCTTCCGATGAACGAAGACATATTCGTGGAAAAGTTTTTAATGGAATCCATCCAAGAGCTTTGCCGGAAAAGTCAATGTCTTACCGAAGTCATTGCGGATGTGTCTGTTTCAGGCGAGCCGACACATACCTTGGTGCCTGTGACTGCTAATACGAAAATGGTTAAATTCTTGTATGGCAAGTATTTGGATAAGATATTTGACAATAAGACCGTTGGCGAAATGAACCACCTTAATCCGAAATGGGAAATAAACACGGGCACTCCAAACTATATTGTCTATGAAGGCGGAAACACTATACGCTGGTCTAAAATACCAGACAATAGTGATGACGATGTATCCTTTACTGTTTCGTTGATTCCTACCAGTATTACAGACAGTGATATACCACAGCAAATAGAAGACGAGCATCTTGAAACAGTAAAGGATTATGTCAAGTGGAAGATTTACATGATGCCTATTAAGGAGTTATTCAACGAAAGGCTTGCATTATACCATGAAAAAAGGTATGTAAGTGGTAGGAGTAAATTAAGAATATCTGTACTTACTGGATTTTCTGGGAATTCCCAGGCTCAGCAAGCAAGATTTGTATAAAGGATTTCAATGAATTTAAGCGAATTAATAATAGCGGCTCAGAACCAAGCAGATGAAGTCTTAGACAAGCCAGACTTGTTGTGGAGCGAGGCTGAGTGGACTGAGTACGCCAATGAGGCAGAGAACGAAGCATGTATTCGTGCTAACATTTTAATAGACAAGACCACGGCATTGACCAGTATTGCGGTTATTTCCGGTACGGCTACTTACAGCATAGACGAAAAAATTCTTTTTATAAAGCGTGCTAAGTTGTTAAGCGGTACCGAACCGTTGGTCAAAACATCACGTAGGGTTTTGGATGCTGTTTATCCAAGCTGGGAAGTAGACTCAGGAGCGGTAAGGAGTTGGCTCCCAGACGGCACTAATACGATCACTTTGTATAAGACCCCGGTTGCAAGCGATACGCTTTCGTTCATGGTATCAAGGCTACCACTCGCCGCCATGCCACTTGCAGACAAGCTTACAGTGTCTCCGGAAATAGACACACAATACCACTTAGGATTGGTTGACTGGATGCTGCATCGTTGTTATAGTAAGCAAGATAGTCAGACGCTAGACCTTGGCAAGGCAAAAGAACATTTGGCACGCTTTACTAAACGCTTCGGGGAACGCCCGCCAGCGTCGATAATAAATACTTAACGTGGCCGTGGAGAAGTGGACATCTCGCCAGCCTGAAAACTGGATACCGTAGGTTCGAATCCTACCGCCGCTTCCAATTACATGGCATTTAAAGATAAGGAAAAAGAGAGAAAATACAGTAGGGATTATTACCATAAAAAAATGGAGACTGACCCTGAATACAGGGAAAGAAAAAACGAATCGTGTAGGAAATCTCGACGTAAAAAAATACAGACTGACCCTGAGTATAAGGACAAAAGGCGAAAATACCACAGGGAATATGAAGCAAAAAAGAGTTTAATTGACCCCGGATATAGACTAAAGCGGAACGCCACGGCAGCCAAATGCAATGAGCGTTATATAAAAACAGTCCAAGATATTCTTGATGAATTCTATAAGGATGGATGTGGGGAATGCCCGGAAGCAGACAAGGATTGCCTCCACGCCCATCATCGAAATCCTAAAGAAAAGAAATTTCTTATTTCTAGGGCGAACATAATTAAGCCGAGCCGTGAAGAACTTAAAAAAGAACTGGCTAAATGCTCACCCCTTTGTGCTAATTGTCATATGAAACTGCACGCAAGGCTAAGGAGAGAAGATGGTAGATAGGAATTTCGAACCCGACAAGATATGTAATATTTGCAATGCCCCATTTAAACCCGGTACCGAAACAGGCGGGGCAGAGGTTGAAATAGGGGGTGTTACTGCTAATCTTTGCGGTATGTGTTATGATGGAATGTCTGTGATAATAGCAGGAGACGAACCGCACGTAATGATTGATTGCCCTAAATGTGACCATGAGATAGGGCTAAGAATTGAGGTAATTGATGACCCGTAATTTGGAAGTATCTTCCGGCTCTATCGAGGTAGGAACGGTTTCTGGCATAAACAACGTAGCAGACCCCACGAAACTTGACTCACACCAGCTCATATATGCCTACAATATAGATATATCAGACAAAGGCAAACCTTCTCGTAGAAGCGGTAATACAAAAAAAGTAACGCCTTCCGGTGTTATACACAGTATGTTCGGAGATGGTAAGATGTGCTTCTATGTTGAAAACGGAGTTCTTAAAAGACTCCACGAAGACTATACGAGTACGGTATTGCGGACAAATGTAGCTAATTATCATATGAGCTATGTAGAGATAAATGATAAGTATTACTACTCAAACCCATCCGTAATAGGATATATTGAAAATGGCGAGAATAATTTATTTGCCACGCCTACGGCAGAGCACAGATACAAGCCACCGCCAGGACAGCACATAGAGTATTACAACGGCAGGATTTACATTGCAAGGAATGAAACTATATGGTACACCGACGTAAACTACTTCAACCAGGTAGACAAGCGGTATAATTTCCTTAAGTTCGAAAACGAAATAACAATGCTACGAGCCGTAGATGATGGTCTATGGGTTTGTGTAGGTGATATAAACAGGCAGAGCACGTATTTTATACAAGGAGCTGTCAGGGAAGAATTTACACGTAGGTGCTTTGCAAATTACGGCTGCATAGAAGGTTCTGATATAACCATCAAAGACGGCAGTAAAGTAGGGGAAGGACTTTCCGGCACCGTTGCTATGTGGGCTTCTGATGAAGGTATTTGTATAGGAGCGAATAGTGGAAGGTTTATCAATGTAACACAGGGTAAATTCAACACCCCGGACAAGAGATTTGGAGCAGGGCTTTTCCGGGAGCAAAACGGTCTGGCTCAATATATTACAACTTTATGGGAGTGACATAATGGGATGTAAAAAGAAGAAAGGCAAAGGTAAGAGATAATGGCAAAGAAAAAAAGAAAACAAGCTACACTAGCAGACATGGAAGCAATGGTCAGTGGTAAAAAGAAACCAGTAGAATCTTATGGTATTTATAAAGCTGCACAGAAAAAGAAGAAGAAGTAATGGATAAACCAATTAATGAAGGATGAACCGCTAAACTTCAAAGCCAGAAAAGAGACGGTTGACGGCAAGGAAATTCTTGTTATCGACCCTATCGTAGAAGAAGTAACATTACCAGACGGTAGGCAGGATGTAATAGTACATGCTCCGTCACTTGAGCTGATTAAGCAGTTTAAATCGGCTCATAACATCGAGTAACACATAGACAAGTTTGACTTGCGACTCTTGGATATTCCAACCGCAAAACTCTCAGATTGATGCTAAGTGAAAAAAGACTAACTTTTTTAGAACATCTAATCAGGAGGG